CTCGACGCGCAGATCATCGGCCCGATGGGCCGCGCGGAATTGCTGCGTCAGACACTCAAGTCGCTCGACCTCAACCCCGACGACATCGTGCCGACGAAGGACGAAATGCTGGCGCAGGTACGGCAGGCGCAGCAGATGCAAGCGCCATTGCCGCCGACGGACGGCCAACGCTCCGCACTCGATGTTGCCGGAAACCCGTCGGGTGGCACCGACCATGCGCTGTTTTCCGAAGCGGCATAGTCAATTCACTGTACCGCAGGCCCGGCGGGAATGAACATTTGCGCCATGGTCGGAAAGGACGTACTCCAAGCGCTCACGCGGCTCAACCACGACCCGGATTTCGCGGTCTTCATGGACGAGGTCAAACGCCGCAGGGAAGCGGCGCGCGATTCGCTGGAGTTATCCACCGACGCATGGCTGACAGGCCGCGCTCAGGGCGCGGCGCAGTTGGCTGGCGAATTGATTGACCTGCAGGAAGGCGCGCGTTTGGCGTTCGCAAAGCTGCAGGCTGCAGGCCGCGGGTTGAATCCCGCGCTACCGGACACCGCGCAACGCGGACCACGAGGACGAGCATGAAGCTGCCCAAGCAGGTACAGGACGCCGAGGAACGCGCCAACAAGGCGATCGAGGATGCGAACAAGTCGGCCGACGCGCCGCAGGATCCGCCACAAGGCGATCCGCCCGCAGACGCCCCGAGCGATCCACCGCCCGTAGCCGATCCGCCTGTCGCGGAATCCGGCAAGGATGGACAGGATCGGCAGGACTGGAAGGCGAAGTACCACACGCTCCAGGGCATGTTCAACGCCGAAGTTCCACGACTGCACCGCGACCTGAAGGCTGCGAACGCGCGCATCGACGAGTTGACCGTGGCGTTGGAGAAATCCAGCAAGACGGCGCCGGCCGATCCGCCGCCCACGACGAAGAAGTTCGATCTTCCCGAGAGCGCCCGCGCGGCACTCGGCGAGGACATCGCGGACGCGATCGTAAAGTTGGTGGAAGGTTCGGCGACGGAAACCCGAGACGGCATCGGCAAGGACATTGCGTCGGTTCGACAGGACGTCGAGGCGACGAAGAAGACCGCCGAGGACGTTGCTGCGGAACGAGCGGAAAACGCCCGCAATGCCTTCATGGGCGAGTTGACGAGGCGCGTTCCTGATTGGCAATCCGTCGACCAGATGGAGCGCTGGCACCAGTACCTGGCCGAGCGCGACCGCTTTGCGCGGCGCCCGCGGCAGGAACTCATGGCCGAAGCGTTCCGTGATGGCGACATCGATGCAGTCGTGGCGTTCTTCGAAGCGTTCAAGGAACAGGAAGGCATCGGCAGGAAGCCGGTCGATCAGCCACCTGCTGATAACCCGCTGGCCCGGCAGCAGGTGCCGGATACCTCGGGTCGAAGTTCGGTGCCGCAGGACAAGAAACAGTGGACGCGCGCGGAAATCGCGGACGTCTACAAGCAGATCGCCCTCGGGAAAATTCCTCCCGACAAGGCGGCTGTGCTGGAACAGGACATTGTGGCTGCCGCTGGTGAAGGGCGCATCCGGTAACAGGAGTTCCGGGCGCGCATCGGCCACGGATGGCCGGACAACCACTCAAGGACGAGGTACACCATCATGGCTATTGCAGCCTCACCCGGATTCCCGCAGCAGTCCGGCATCCTGATCCCCGAGGTCTGGTCGGGCAAGTTGCTCGCGAAGTTCTATGCCGCGACCGTGCTCGCCGCGATCTCGAACACCGACTACGAAGGCGAGATCAAGTCGCAGGGCGACAAGGTCTGGATCCGCACCACGCCGGACATCCAGATCAAGAAGTACCAGAAGGGCATGACGCTGGACATCCAGCGCCCCGAGCCGAACAAGCTCGAGCTCACCATCGACCAGGCCAACTATTGGAACTTCACCGTCGACAACATCGACAAGTTCCAGAGCGACCTGAACTACTTCGAGGACTGGACGCGTGACGCCTCCGAGCAGATGAAGATCGCGATCGACACGGAAGTGCTCGGTCAGATCTACGTCGACGCGGATGCGGCCAACCAGGGCGCGACGGCCGGCAAGATCAGCCAGTCGATCAATCTCGGCGCGCCAGGATCGGCTCTTGCGGTCGGCAACGGCTCCGGCAACGTCAACCCGGTAGATTTCATCCTGCGTGTGTCGCAGACGCTCGACGAGCAGAACGTGCCGGAGACGGATCGCTGGATCGTCATCCCGTCGTGGCTTTCCGCGAAGCTGAAGCTGTCCGACCTCAAGAACGCGTATCTGACCGGCGACGCGAAGAGCCCGATCCGCAACGGCCGCATCGGCGACGTGGACCGCAACACGCTCTACACCTCGAACCTGCTCGCGCAGGTCACCGATGGTGGTGACCGTTGCACGCATGTCATCGGCGGTCAGAAGTCGGCGCTCACCTTCGCCTCGCAGCTCACCGAGAACGAGATGATCAAGGCTGAATCGACGTTCGGCTGGCTCGGTCGCGGGTTGCAGGTCTTCGGCAAGAAGGTCGTGAAGCCGGAAGCGCTGGTTCACGCCTACGTGAAGCCTGGCGCTTGATCGTGACGGGGCGGTTCGCCGCCCCGTTCGTCATCCATCGAATCGAAGAGGAATCGCCATCATGGCAACCAAAGATGCAACCAAGACGGCCGCGGGTGCGGGTGGCGTTTACACGCCAGGGTCGCCGTATCGCTCGGCCAAGAACGTCATCGACTTTGCGACATTCGGCATTGGCGCTTCCGGCGCAGACACGGTCAATGTTCTGCCCATGAAGAAGGGCGAGTTCGTGCAGGCCGTGTACATGCGCATCGAATCGCCGGCTGGCGCCGGCGTGACGATCAAGCTCGACGACAGCCGCACAGGCGGCGGCGCGGTGCTTGCGGCAACAGCCGCTGACACCGCAGTCGGAACCACGACCAAGGCAGCCGGAGCGGCTGCTGGCGCGTGCGGCACCACGGATGGCTTCCTGACCATGACCACCGGCGCGGCCGTTGCCGCAGCGGCCGGCAAGGTCACCGTCTACGCCGTCATCGGCAACGCGTTCTGACCACGACGCGCCGCTGGCTTCGCTGGCGGCGCGCATCAGGAGAAGCCCATGCGCATGCTGAAGAAGATCAATACCGACGGCCCGCTTTTCCCGTGGACGCAGATCCTCGCCGATCGTGGTGACATGGTCGAGGCGACCGCCGAGGTGCTGGCCAATGCTGGCGACGAGACGGACGTGGTGTCGAGCTCTGACTCGACCATCGATCCGCTCGCGATCACGGACAAGGACGAGCTGAAGCGCCTGCTCGCCGAGCGCGGTGTGAAGTTGCCCGGTAACCCCGGCCTGACGACGCTGCAGGCAAAGCTCGCCGAGGTGCTGGCCAATGCTGGCGACTGAGATCATCCGCCGCGCGGCGACCGCGCTGTTCGACGCGACGAATGTTCGTTGGTCGCTCAGCGAGCTGGTCGACTACATCAACGATGGGCAGCGGCAGATCATCCTGCTGCGCCCGGATTCGAACGCCGTCACGGCGTCTCTGAAGTTCGTCCCCGGTTCGAAGCAGTCGATTCCGCTCGCGGATGGCATTGATCCGAACGGAACTGCCACGCCGAAGGGCATCCGCTTCCTGCGCGCGGTGCGCAACATGGGCACCGACGGCAAGACGCCTGGGCGGGCGGTGCGGGAATGCTCGCGCGTCGCGCTCGACAACGAGGTGCCGGACTGGCACTTCGCGAATCCGGCGACGACGGTCCAGCACTACATCTTCGACAACATCGCGCCGAAGACCTTCTACGTGTACCCGGCCGTGCCGCAGGCTGGCAACGTGTACGCGGAGATCGTCTACTCCGGCCTGCCGGTGACGGTGCAGAAGAACGCCGATGGCTCGCCGACTTCGGGCACCGACTTGCTGACGTTGTCGGACCAGTACATCAACGCACTGCTCGATTTCGTGCTGTGCCGCTGCTACGCGAAGGACGCCAGCTACGCCGGCAACATGCAGCGTGCGCAGGTCCACCTCGAGGCGTTCGGGAACTCGCTGAACGTGTCAATGTCGACCGAGTTCCTGGCCGCGGCGGCGCAGCAGGCGACGCCTACGCCGGCGGCTGCCGCGCAAGCGCGGACGGGCGGCTGACGTGGCGCGCTTCGAGGACATGCTGACGGACACGCGTGCCGGTCTTCCGGCAGCGCCCGACATCCTGATTCTCGGAGCATTGCGGCGCGCCGCGGCGGAACTGTGCCGGCAGTCGCACGTCTGGCAGGAACGGCTCGACGATCAACCGGTGATATCCGGCATCGACGAGTACGACTCAGGCGCCCCGAGTGGCGCGCGCGTAGAGCGCATCGTCTGGGTGAAGTACAACGGCCGTCTGCTGGACGATCAGCAGCTGCGCGAACGCGAGTTGCTGGCTCAGACTGCGAGTGTCGGCGCGCCTCGCGCCTACAGCGTGTCGACGTCGGCGCAGCGATTCAACGTCTGGCCGACGCCTGGCGTCGCCGACACCGGCGTGCTGTCGGTATACGCAACGCTGGTTCCGTTGCCGACGGCATCGAGTCTGCCCGATGACATCGCCGCCGAGTACCGGCCTGGCATAGTCGCGTTGGCGAAGGCTGACATGATGGTGCTGTCGCCCGGTATGCCATGGCACAACCCGCAGGAAGCGGCGATTCAGAAAGACATCGGAGACGGATGGATTGTCCGCGCCAAGCGGAAACAGTTCGGTGGCGCGCACACGCAGTTGCGTGTGGCGCCTCAACGATTCGGATAGCCCGACGGATGTCGGGCCTTGAGCACAAGGAGCGTGCGAAATGGCTGGTGCACTGAGCAACTACGCGGAAGAGAAGATTGCGCACGTCCTGTTGCGCGGTGTGGCGTTTACCTCGCCGGGTGAAGTCTTCCTCGCCCTGTTCACTTCGGATCCCGGCGAGGCCGGCGCCGGCAGCGAGACGAGCTACACGAACTACACCCGCGTGTCCTGCGGCAACGTGCCGGCATCAGCGTTCACGGCTATCGATGCGAACGGCATGACACAGAACGCGAACACTGTCGTCTTTCCGGCGGTCGGGGGCGTGTCGTCGGTGACGATCTCGCACTGGGCGCTATTCGATGCGGCGACGCTCGGCAACATGCTGCTTTACGGGCCGCTTACGGCGAGCAAGACGCTCGATCCGACGGACGTCCCCAGCTTCCCGACCAACGCGCTGAAGATCACCTTCGACTGACCCGGGGGTAAGCCGTGTTCAATGCCCTGTGGCTCAACGCCCAGGAGCTGAACGGCAGCGGATCGCTGAATCGCGCCGTCGCGCTTCAGGCCTCCGCAACGGCAGGAGCATCGGTCGATGCTCCGATTCTCGTCCGGCGCCGTGGGCTCAAGTCGTCCGCGGCGTGCGGCGCGACCGCATCGGTTGGCCTGTATCGCCGAAAGTCGATGCGGTCGGCTGTTTCCGCGGGGGCTGTGGCCGACGACGGCAATGCGATGGCGCCGACGCGCATGATGCGCGGAAGCGGCTTCGCCTTGACGTTCGGCTTGCTCGGCGCCAGCTTCGCGCGCGAGATGTCGGCGGCCGCACACGCCGGCGCGACCGCGTTGATGTACCCGTACTCGGCGCTCGTCGATGGCGCTGCAGCAGGCGGCGCGTCCGTAGTTGCACCTGTCCTGACGCGCATCCGGCATCTGCATGGCGCAGGATCCTTGACGGCGTCAGCGATGCCGGCTCCGGCGCATGCAAATCGACAGGCGTTCGCGAACGCGCGTGCCGGTGTGATCGCAGTCGGTTCTCCGGACACGATCATCGGCGGTATCCGCTGGGCCGAATTCGGCGTGGATGTCGCAACCGGCGCTGATGCGGAATGCGTGATCGACCCGAAAAAGTACCTGCGCGGCGTCACTACGGTCACGACGATGGCCTTTGTCGGGCCGACGGTGAACCGTTACGTGGCGCTGCCGCCTGCGCAGGCGCTGGCTCTGGTATCGAGCACGTTCCCATTGTTGCGCGCCATCGTGAACTGCTATGGGTTCCCGGCGCAGGCAGGAGCGGCAGCGGTTTCGTCGCTGTACCGGACGACCCGCATGCGCTCGGTGGCGTTGGCTGGCGCGACCACGCTGCTGCCGCGCCTGCGTGCCAAGCGCTACCTGTACGGCATTCCAGCGTTCGGAACCGCG